CCTTTTATCTTTTATCCACATCTCACACCACATTGACGACGCATCTTCTATCAAGATCATACATCGAGGCTTTGATAACCATAACACACTCAACATATCACTGAACAACACTTTTCCTGATTCTACTCCCACCTTTAAAAAAGGTGGGGCCAAAAAGCATTCCGTATTATCCTTATAAGATATTGATGAGTTTGTGAATAAGTATTTGAAATATAATAACCATAAAAAAGAATAATATATTTATAATTATTCTTTTTCTAATTCTATCTGCTGTGTTTTTGGAGTGAAAATTAGATCCCAAATACTGGAATATGATATGAATCACCGGTTTGAGTATATTTAGCAATGATTTTCGGGTTTGTGCTATTGCTTACAATATCTTCTGTTTGATACACATTCATGTTTTTATCCAAGTAATATACGATGCCTTGAATATCTTGAGCCCATACTTCCAACTTCTGTGTTGTTGGTTCATCAAGTGTGCCATTTGTAATATTGACGATTCCGTGTGGCGTTCCTTTTAAATGAGTTCCACAGTATTCAAACCCTTCTTTCTTTCTTCGAGAACATTGTTCATTATTTGCCCTTTTTGAACTACAACGATCAAAGAAAGGGACCACATTTTTCACTCTTTTGCGATTTGTCAAATCATCTTTGTCGATGACTAAACGTTCATAATTATAAATAAATTGCAAAAGTTCTTCTGCTTTTGTAGAATCATCGATATTCATCTCAGTGACTTTATCACGAATTGTATCCTTGAATGAAGTAAGATATTGTTCAACTTTGATGTTTAATTTGCGTTCCATGATTGCCTTTCTTCTTTATATTGTTTATAATAACTTTAATTCAATTTTTATATAATATATAAAATGATATAAAGAACGCAGTATCTTCCCGATTATAATCTGGAATTAAATAGTTGGATTTGAATTTGGATTTAATTGAACTGTCTCTATTTCCGGTTGTAATGATATTGTCGATGGTAATGGTGGTGGCGTCACTGATATCGGCGGTTCTCCAGTTATTGCGTTCAAACTAGCTTGCTGATTATACTTATAACAAATACTTCCTTCATCATCATCACTGCCAGTATAAGAGTTGAATATAATAGCAAAGAATACTGTTACAAAGAGAAAAATATAATATACAGCATATACTTTTATAAATATGAGACCTTGTTCATAGCCATAAAATAGAAGAATGTAATATAATCCCCAAATGATTGCCATTAATACAAAAAAATATGTGAATAAACTTCTCATTTTAGACATATTAATTATATATACCATTATTATTTCACGTAATATATGTATTATACTTTATCTCTTTCAATTCGTCAGGGGTAATTTTTATGATATGAGAAGATAAAATATGATATTGATTCTGCTTCTTAACTACCCATAGTGGACCATCTGTTAGTATAGAACCATCATCTAATTCGATTTGTCCAACATATATACTGTCATATGATAATGTCCACTTAGAGTCATAGTCTGTAATGCGTATTTTTAATCGAGCACGAATAGATATATCTTCTTCTGGTGTTGCCAAATTTTGGATAACTACAGAAGATGTATCAACAGAATCATTATTTAAATTGAGAACAATCTTCATTTTACCTAAAAATAATATACATCTCATTAATCCTATGTATTGATCATTCTCGAACTTTTGAATCGCAGAAAAATAGTCTGTAAAATAGTAATGATTGCCAAAAATTCCAGATGGACAAGTTGAAGTTCCAAATGTAGATATAAAATCTAATCGTTTAGTAGGACAATTTGTATATGCTATAATAGGTAATTCATAATGTTCTCCTGTATCATCCATTAAATATACAAGTTTATCATATTTGTGAAAGAGATCAACTACCGATGAATGAATATTGAATTCGCAAACTTTTCTGTGATTTATGATTTCATCTATTGTAACTAACCATAGATCATTTGTTTTAGTCATTTTTAAAGTATCAATTATCATATGACTACAATCGAAGAACATAAATATATCAGTGTCATCGACCAAATACCCTTTAAACTCAAATTGCGTATCTTTATAGAAGGATGTAGATAATACTTCGATCGTAGTCATAGATTTCATAAGAACATCTTGTTCATTTTTATACTGAAAATGAGGAAATACAAATTCACTTTTGAATTTGGAATCTTCTTGTAAATTATACGGTTTATGTAAGAAATATTGTATAAATGGTTGTTGAAGAGAGATATTGATATTATATGCACAAATATGTACTTCTCTCTTTATTTCAGGCGTTTGATTCAGTTTCAAAAAGAGTGGAGCCATTTCTATTTCTAAATAGGTTAAACCTTCATATGTAGCAGTATTACATATATTTAACGACTTGTAAAGATGTTCTACTTCATTATTTAAGAGCATATAATGTTCATCGTCTACATCGTCAGAGTCAGAGTCATTTCGGTTGTGATACATATTTAAATAAATTGTATTTTATTTAAATACTAAAATTTCTTATTTGTCTAATTTTCTGCGTATAGTTTCTTTGACAACATCTTCCCTATTATTAAGAACGAACTTTGTTACATCTTCAGCAATTAAAGGGTTATCGACATAATAATTTTGTAGTGTGGCAAGTAACATTTTGGTATTAATTGGTTTTTTGATTTTACTTTTTTTATATAAAATACGTCCTCCATTGATATCAAAGCAATCTAACGAATTCATTTTCATGACAGAAACCAATGTTTGAGTCATTGTTTTCTGTTTTGATTTTAGATCTTTTACTTCTTTATTCATTTTAGTGATTTCATTATCTAATCTAATCCATTCTTTAATACTATGGATTAATTCTTCTTTTGTCTCGACTTTTGGTTCATTTATACTGCCTCCTCCTCCAGCATTCATTTGTTTTCTATCAATGATTTTTATTTAAGTAGTAAATAATTTAATTCCAATTTTGAAAATTTACTTTATGGTGTGGAAAAAAGTAAAATAAAAAAATTGAAATACATATTTCTCAGTAGAATTGTATTACTTTAAAAACAACAACATCGTTCAAACGCAATTCAACATGGTCTTTATCATTGACAACATCGTTATTTCGAGAAATGGAAATGGATGTAAAATTGCAAGTATCTCATGGTATGCAAAACGTGGGATTGATATAAATCAATACAATATTCGCAGAATCAGCACTGGAACCAGGCTAAGCGATAATCGCATAATAACCAAACTTGCAGGTGGTGTATTAACATACGATAATGTTCGAAGTATGTATTTATCATAAATCGAGAAAAGTGAAGAAAATGAAAGAAAATGGAAATATATAATTTATACATAGTCTGTTTGTTAAGACACTTGAGTTGTGTCAACAACAGATTTTTTTTCGATTTGAGGTATAACAGTATCGTCTCCAGTTTGTGTATGTCGTGAACAGAATGATGTATTTTTTATACATTTAAATGAGCATTGATTACCTTTATTCTTACCTTTTTGGAGAATAAAAGAGCAATTTGGGATATTTTTCTTTGTCTCTAATTTCAATACGTTGGCATCTTCTTTCAGTTTTTTCTTAGCTTCAAATTTTTGAAGTGCTATATCTTCTTTCAGTTTTTTCTTAGCGGCGATGTCTTTTTCTTTCTTTGCTTTTAAGTAGTCATGAATACAAACCGTTTTATGAGTATAACATAAGAATGATTTAAATATATCAATATACGTGACATATTTTTCATGACATTGTGGTATAATTTCATCACTGGTATGAAAATTTTGTTTAGAAAATGTACACTTTCCTTTACACCATTTTTCTTGTTTTTTACTCAATTGTGAGAAGTATATATTTTCATCGAAAAAGTTAACTCCATGTATTTTAGGATATAATATATCGTATGGCAATAGTTGTTTCTGTATAGATCTACAATATGGGCATCTAATTTCGATTGTGCTTAAAGAATTTCTCTCTAGGGTATTGAATTTGGTTTTGTGATTTTTGATATCATTCAGCAAAGGTTCATAATTGAACTTATGTCCACATAATAATGAAATCGAGTTGGATAATAGAGGTGTTTGACTAATGAGACAATAAGAAGAATCATCGGTGTCTGTGTCTGGTTCATCTTTAATAAGTTCATTGTAAAAGTCGATATTATCTTCGATAACATACATATATTAACATTAAATTAATATATTTATATTATTATTCATTAGTATATGTCACCTTCTAGTAAATGGGGTCCACCTATTTGGCGTTTTATTCACTGTTTGGTTGAGAATATTAAAGAAGATCAATTTCATGTGATAGGGTTGCCAGTTTTTGGCATAATAAAACAAATATGTAAAAATTTACCGTGTCCAGATTGTTCTATGCACGCAACAAATTTTCTCTCTTCTGTTCGATTTCAACATATTAAGAACAAGAATGATTTTGTATTCTTGATGTTTATATTTCATAATAGTGTTAGAAAAAGAAAAAATCAAAGTATATTTCATGAGAATCATCTTGCAGAATATAAAAAGTGTAATATTCACCAGTGCTTTAATCAATTTGTAGATGCATATAAGACAACAGGTGATATGAAAATGTTGGCAGATACTTTTGCGAGAGAAGTAACAGTCCGTCAAGTGAAACAATTTCTTTTAAAACATAGAAAACTTTTTGTTATATATAATCCTTCTACTGTGAACTCTCGTGTCCCCCTTTTGGCTTAACCCATTTGACCAACTTTTTTTAAAGTTGGATTAACTTCACGATAAACTGGATGCAATGACTTCACCATTTTTATAGACATTACACTTAAATGTTTGAGATGTAGGCATTGAACAAAAATTAGAATCGGTATCCAATGCATTCATAAATAATAATTTGACATTACCTGATTGGACTAACAACATGATTGAAATCAATGCAGAAACGAAGCCACCACCAAAATTTAACAATAAACCAGTCATATTCATACATTTGTCAACATATACATTAAAAACCATAATAGCTATTAAATATATGAGTAAAAATGAAAAAAGATAGAAATTGTATACTCCGTAAATCATCATTGGTGCTAAAATATAAAAAACGATAAATACAGTATAAAAAACAACAAAACCATTACCAGTATTATATGGATCATTAATGGAACACCATTTATTCACTTTTCCCTCCTCCATAAAGGGAATTTTTGGGACAAATTGAACAAAACCAAATCTGATTGCAGTAAAGAACAATATAAAAATAAAGAAGAAAAACCCTGTCAGTGTTTGAAATAAAAAAGAAAGAACGATAACACATATACTTAATATGATAGGAGAATAGTAAATGCTCGATTTTACAACATCTATAAACAATTGCTGAAACGATACATTATTGGTAGTATTGATAGAACTCATATTATAACGAAATAATATTAATTGTCAAAAATAATTTCAAATACTTCATGAATCGTATTAACTGGGTAAAAAGAGATATTTGTAAATATGTCGTTATTATCATATTTTTTCAATAATTTATGATAATCTTTAATATTTTTATGAGGAAAAATGAAGGATGTCACACCAGACTTGATCGAACCTATAATTTTCAAATCTAGACCACCTATTTCACATACATTTCCATTCAAGTCAATTTCACCAGTAATTGCAAAATTATTCCGTATTTTCAAGTCATTTAATAAACTATAAATGAGAGTAGTTATTGCGACACCTCCACTTGGACCATCTTTACTAACAGATCCTTCTCCAGCATGAATATGTATTCCATATTTATGTTTATCGCTAACGATTACTTCTTTTCGTTCTTTAGAAGTCAAACTCCAAGAGAGAGTTTCAGCAACATGCATACTTTCCTGCATTACCTTTTCTAATAATCCTGTTAGTTTTAAATCCATAAAATGCGCACTGGGAAAAAATTGTGCAAATATTTTTAGGATACCACCTTGTCCTAAAGAGTTTGCCCACATACCGTTAATAATGCCAACATGGCTATGATCATATATTTCAGGAGGAATAACTTCATTACGATCTTTTAAATAAGTTTGAATATCAGGAATGGTAATATGGATTGGGTATGATTCTAATTGGATCATATTTTTGAAAATGTTGATATTGATCTCTCCAATAATTTCGAATAATAATTCCTTCAGTTTACGAACGCCCGACTCTAGAGTATATTTTTCGACCAAGTATTGTATTGCTATATCATCAATGACGATCATTTCATCTAACCCCATATTAGATAATATTTCAGGTAATAAATAAAGTTTAGTGATAACAATTTTATCTTCTGTAGAAAGGTATTGAAATTGGATACGATGTATTCTATCTAGTAATATAGGATCAATCATAGAAGGATCATTATAAGAGAGAATAAAAAGTGCTTTAGACATATCGACTTCAATTCCATGAAAGAATTTGTCTTGGAATTTGTCATTTTGAGAGAAATCCAATAAATGTGTCAAAATTCCAATAATTTCTCTTCCGTGTTCAGTTTTACTGATTTTATCTACTTCATCGATATAAATAATAGGATTCATTATTTGCGTATCCATAAGTATTTGAACAATAGATCCCCAATTAGAACCGACATATGTATAATTATGTCCATGTATAGTACTGCCATTTGTATCTCCTCCCATTTGGATAAATGAAAATGGACGACTAATTTCATTTTCATCTTTTAAACAATCGGCAATACCCTTCTTTGCCAAAGTCGTTTTACCTACGCCAGGTGGACCTTCAAATCCAAAACAGTATCCTTTTTGTTCTCCATTTATCCATTGACCAATGATTTTTTCAATCTGTAATTTTGCGGGTCGATTTCCATATACAGATTTATCTAATATTGCTCCAACGCCACATAAATATTTATTTATAGAAGTATTATTGGTTTGAATATGATCTATATGAGTATTTATTACGTCAATTTCTTGTTGTGTTATACTAGGGGTAGATATATTACATAATTTATTTAAAACCGATTCATTCGTAGAATACTTTTGAATAAGTTTAGTTATATGCTGTTTCAAATCAGTTTTCGTGTGCTTTTTATTGATTTTATCAATAGAATCATCGTCATTATCTAAAATAGATTGAATAGTAGTTATATTTTCAATAAGTTGTTGTTTATCTCCTTGTATCATGCGATTTTTCATTTGATTTACATCTGTTTTCGAAACACTGTTAATGTTCGCATCGCAGTTATAAATAGCATCTTTGATATTTTTGACGTGAATTATTATTTCCATATTAGTATATTTATCCTTCTTTGGAATGGAATAATTTAATTTATTTTGTTGTATTAACCGTTCAGTAAGATGATTAAAATGAGCGCGATTATTAGCCATTACATTTAAAATAGGTTCACTTTTAAATATCCCAAAAGGAATATTTAAAAGCCCGTCTAAGTAGTGTCTTGCTTTAGAGTTATTATCTTCTGTTTTGGATTTGATTTCTTTTAGTTTAATAAATGCCTTGTCTTTGACACTACTAGGAGTTTTCAATAAATGAATTCGTTGTTCTAACGATACAGATTGGACATCTTTATTCGAGTAATCATTCGTGTTATGTATAATTTTTTTCATAGAAGAATAAAAAAACTGACGAACGATTAAAGGCATACTATTGAAAAGAACATTTTGTTCATCCTGAATGTTATTATCGTTTGACAGAAGATCGTATAATATATAAGCAATAAATGTGTTTTCATATTCATCCATATTGAAAAATAATAACAGCAGCATGTTTCGTTTAGAGTATAAATCAGAAAGTAGAAAATCTTTAATAATACTATTCAATGGTTTATTTTTCATAATTTTATACAAGTAAGAATATCCTATAAATTTGTTGTATATTTCGGTATGAGAAGATACTAATAGTTCTTTCAGACTCAACGAAGAGAGATATTTATTGAACATTTCAGTATGAAACATTTTTTCAGAGGAGGGTATATTTTTCTTGATGATGTCTAATTTATTAGAAATAAATGGATTATTTAAAAATTCGACGACGACATCATCAACGACACCAAATACGATAAGACTTTTGTTGACGCTTACATTTTTAATATATACTTTCATACCATATACTTTATTATGGAAGTTACTACTAGTTAACATAATATCACTACAGTGAAAATGTTCTGTATCCTCAGTGTTATCATCAGGTGGTTTGTGATGAACAACTTTATATCCAGTAGGATGAAAGTAATTTTTCAATAATTCATTTTTCAATAAAAGTATACTATCATTTGTTTGAATATATTTATTATTACCAAAACAAACAGTCAATAGTTTTTCAAAAGATTCGGTTCCATATGATTTTAATATACTGGATAATTCATTATTAATGACTTGAAGTTTACCAATGATTACTTCTTTATCATAATTGGTAGAAATATATAGATTTAGTTGTACAATTTTATCATTTAAATTAGACAACAACTGAATACATGTATTATATTCATTTTCCAATAAAATCTGTAGACTCTTATTTGTTTGAATATGTAAAATAGTGCTTTGAACAATGTTGTTGAAAAATTCAATTTTATTTTCGACTAATTTTAATTCATTCATATATAATTATAAATAAGATTATTATTCCCGAAATTTTATATATTATTTTATTTAATTTAATTTAAAGACCCTAAGCACGATTTTTATATTATAAATTACAACTTAAAAATCATCCCTACAAGTAATAGTAGATGGGCATCCCAAGTTATTTTTCTTATATTGTGCGAAATTATACACATATTATTCGAAAGCTAAATACCTATAATTTACATGTAGATCGATTTTATTTGGACAGTAACTCCATCATTTATGATGTTATTAAAAATCATACAACACAACCTACAGTCAATAGTATCATTACAGATGTTATTGTCAAAATTGGCGAGTATATCAAAGTCATTTCGCCGAAAAAATTGGTATATATTGCTTTTGATGGGGTTGCACCTATTGCAAAACTGGAACAGCAACGTCAACGGCGATACAAATCGTGGTATCAGTGTAAAATGATGCGTAATATTAAGAATGGTACAACAACTACTGCTATATCATCTATTCCAGAAATCGCCGAATGGAATACATGTCAAATCACACCAGGAACTCCATTTATGGATGAATTAAATAATCGAATCAAATGCCACTTTGAAGATCCGGCTATAATTTCTCTCTTTCAAGTCGAAAATATTATTGTTTCTACAAGTCAAGAAAAGGGAGAAGGAGAACACAAAATATTTCATTATATACGACAATTATCAACTGATATCAACAAAGAAGATACACATATTGTTTACGGATTAGATGCCGATTTAATTATGTTATCTATTAACCACTTACCAATTTCTCCTAAAATATATTTATTCAGAGAAACTCCAGAATTTATCAAATCCATTCAACAAGATCTTGAACCGGGTGAAACATATTTAATGGACATACATGAATTGGCAAATATAATTACTCTAAATATGAGTGAGGGTGTTCCAATTCATGTTAATGTAAATCGAATATATGATTATATATTTCTGTGTTTTTTCTTAGGAAATGATTTTATGCCACATTTTCCTTCTCTCAATATTAGAACCGGCGGTATAGACAAGTTATTAAACGCATATCGATCAACAATCGGTCAAAAAAATAAGATATTAACGGATGGTCATATTATTTATTGGGAGAACGTATTACTGTTGTTAGAATGGTTATCTCATAATGAAGAAAAATTTTTCATCGATGAGGTAAAATTAAGAGATAGAAAAGAGAGAAATGGACGAAATATTCCAGAAGATACTCCTGAGAATAAATGGCGAAAAATCGATAATATACCCACTTATGAAAGAGAGTTGGAGAAGTATATTCAACCAAATATTGATGGATGGAAACGACGTTATTATCGTTCTCTCTTTCAAATGAAATCGAAAAATATGGAAGAGGAAATTCCTATTGTTGTTTTAAATTATTTAGAAGGATTAGAATGGACTATGCGATATTATACAGAAGATTGCGTCGATTGGACATGGAAGTATAAATATAGTTATCCACCATTATTGAGTGATTTATTCAAGTATGGTGGAAAGAGTATTCCCAAAATATGTTTTAAAGAAAATACTACTGCTGTTGCAGAATTGGTTCAATTATGTTATGTTGTACCCCGTTCAGGATTAGATTTTTTGCCTATCAAATTGAAAAATTATTTAGGACAACATTACGAGTTGTATCCTGAAAATTGCGAATTTATTTGGGCATTTTGTCGATATTTTTGGGAGGCTCACGCCGAATTGCCTGATCTTTCTATTTCTTTCATTGAAGATGCTATTTTCAAATGTTCAAAATGAACGAATAAATGAATAAAATTAGTTAATATATTATTTTAATAATATATTAATTACTATTAATGGAACCACAACAACAACAACAAAGCGAAAATCAATACATCACCAAAAATGTAATCAGTCGAATAGATACGAGAGATAAATTTTTAGGTATATTGAAGATAAATCCAGGACTATTTATCATGAAATTAGGCGCACCATGGTGTGGACCATGTAAATTGATTGCACCTATTATAGATGCTTTTTTCGCATCATCGCCTGCAAATGTTCTGTGTGCCGACATTAATGTAGACGAGAGCTTTGATTTGTATTCTTTTTTAAAAAGTAAACGTATGGTCAATGGAATTCCAGCAATCCTCTGTTATCATAAAGGAAATGTAGGATATGTTCCAAATGATATGGTTACTGGTGCTGATCCAGAAGCACTTCATAGTTTTTTTAAAAGATGTGGTAGTCATTTGAATCAACTTATGCGTGTAGCTAGACAGCAGTAATATTTGTTAAAATAAATATAAATAAATACTTAAATAGATTTAAGCCATCTTTGTTATGTCATTCGAAGATTTTGAAAATAATGAACACACTTTTTTAAATCTTATTTATGAACACCAATATATTTTTGAACTGAGAAAATGCTGTGGATATAAAGAATGGGTATCCGTATATAAAACAATGACGACAGAAGATTTATATGTGAATATATATAGACAATTTAAAGCAATTCCTGATAAGCATCCACCTATACGTTTATTTCTATTAGGACCTTCTGGTGAAAAAATAGAATTAGAGAGAAATAATACCATATTAATTCGAGATATGATTTTGGCCCATCCGACTCATTTTAAAGCAGTTTATCAAATGCCATGTCGTGTCATATATTGGTTATATATCGATGACGGTCATTGTCATTTGGATCATTCTGGTGCAACACAAATTGGTTAAATATGAATCGTTATACGCCATAAATTAAATACAGATAAATAGTATAATAGAATGGATACAACGATAGATTTAGATATAAACAATTATGATTTGAATGATATACTCCGACTATTCGATATTCCAAATAATTTTACTGAAACCGATTTAAAGAAGGCAAAGAACAAGATGTTGAAAACTCATCCAGATAAGTCTGGACTGGACCCGAGATTTTTTCGTTTTTATGGAGAAGCGTATAATATGGTGTATATGATATGGGAGTTCAAACAAAAAGGAAATACTAAGAACACAGAATATACATCATCTAATTATGACGAAGAAAAAAACGGAATTCTCGATAATTGGTTCAATGAAAACAAGTCTCTTCATCAGAACAAAGGTTCATTTAATACATGGTTTAATAAGCAGTTTGATAATACGCATATATATAATGAAAAAGATACAAAAGGATATGATGATTGGTTAAGAAATGACGATAATATGGCAGCCCCAGAGACGATTACGGATTTGAATAAGATGAATCAGTATATCGATGAAAGGAAAAAAATTCTAAGAGAACAGTCATTAGTAACAAAGAGAGAAGTCCAAGATATATGGAGTATTGGTTCGAATATGTCTGCATCAGATTTATCACCGAATGCTCCAACAGATTATGATTCGGGACTCTTTTCTGGACTGGCATATCAGGATTTACACAAGGCACACACAGAAACAATTATTCCAATTACGATGGAGGATTATGATAATGTACATAAATTTAATACCGTAAATGAAATTATTCATTTTAGAAATACACAAGATATGCAACCATTAAATGAGCAGCAGGCGCAGTTATACTTGAGTGAAAAACATAAAAAAGAAGATGATGTATCTATAAAAGTGGCGTATAATTTAGCAAAACAAAATGAACAGGTCAAACAAAAGAGTTCCGAGTTTTGGAAAAATGTACAATTATTACACTAACCATCGAACCGAATGTTTATTAACGAACTTAATAAACATTATAATCGCAGATATATATATGAATTTAAATGGCAAAATGAACATGATTACATATTTCTTATTGGTATTTATTGTTCTAGTTATTTTATATTTGTATCAAAGGTATCAACACAAGATAGATAGAGAGAACATTTCATATAATTATAATGTTATACAGAAGTATTTATTGTCAGAACCAGATGATACGCGATTAGAAAAAATGGAGAAACCTATATTATGGATTTTTATTGATTATGAATATAACTCAAGAAAGTGGGATTCATTTGGATCGAGGTCGTCCTATCAATTGAATCAACCTTATTTATATTTGACTGTAAAGACGATTATTGAAAGATGTGATGATTCTTTTCACATTTGCTTAATAGATGACAAATCATTTGCAAAATTATTGCCTCATTGGTACGTAGATATGTCACGCATTTCATCTCCTATCAAACAGTATATGATAGATTTGGGAATGATGAAGCTTTTATACAAGTATGGTGGCATTCGTGTTCCGCCATCATTTATTTGTATGCGAAATTTAATAACTTTGTATCAAGGGACAAGTGTGCCATTTATAGGTGAATTTGTCAATCGTAATATAACTTCATCTCATTTCGATTTTTATCCAAGTATAGAAATTATGGGATCTCACAAAGAAACACAAGTAATAGGTGAGTTGATTGAGTTTATGCAAAGAGAGATATCGAGAGATTACACTGATGAAACGAAATTATTGGGTTCTTTTAATAGATGGTGTAATTCTCGCATAGAAAGACATGAAATGGAATTAATAGATGGCGAATTGATAGGAACAAAAACCATAGAAAATCAGCAAGTATTAGTCGATAATTTGCTGACAGATGACTATATTAATTTTAATACGAAAATGTATGGCATTTATATACCAGAAAAAGAATTGAAAAGCAGAAATCATTATAATTGGTTTGTGCGCATGTCAACAAAGCAGGTTCTAGAAGGAAATATGATTATTTCAAAATATATACTGCTGGCAAATACGCCTAATGCACCAGTTGGTGTAATAGAACCGATGAAACAAAGAACCGGAGAATTTGTCAGCTTCTGGAAGGTTCCGTCAGGTGCCCCAGTGTGGGGATTGAAACCAGTTGATATAGGAAATTATGTTCCAAAAATGTCATACCCAGCCGCAGTTCCTGGACCAAACTAACTCAGTAGAAAGCCCATAAATGGCTTCTTTTAACCCACCCAAATAAAGCAATATATAAGTAATATAAAGAAATCAACCGAATCAAACACCATAGTATGGATTTAACAATTGAACCCGAATATTATATCGCAAGTGTTGATGATGACGGCAATTATATCGATTCAATCCCTTCTTTCAGTAAAATACAACACGGTATACGCTGTTCATGTGGATCCAGAAAAGATAAGATATTCAATAATTATAATTCTTTTTCCGCACATATAAAAACACTATGTCATCGTAATTGGTTAACTTCTCTGAATACCAACAAACAAAACTATTATAAAGAATGCGAAGAAATGAAAATGAATATAACAAATCAAAAAATCATTATTGCTCGATTAGAGAGAGATATTATCGGTCGAAATCATACAATTGAACAATTAACTCACCACAATCTTCTGTTAAAAGAAAATCATGACAATGAAAAAAGATTATATTCATCTAACAGTAATATTAATTTGCTAGATATGGATATATAATTTTTCATTGGTATAAATTCATTATTCTTTACTGAGCTCAATCATTATTTTTGCTTTCAAGTCTTTCTTCGTTATAGATGGGAAGTCATTGATCATTTTTCTTTGTAACATATTAATATAGGATTGATTATTGTAATATATATTACTCGACCACCATAAATCACACGATTCCAACTCTGTTCTTGTTGGAATAAGCACAACACTTACTCTTGTAGAAATGCGAATATGTTTATTTCGAATATTTTCTTTTATTGTTTGAAATGTAACTAAATTATATAATAATTCAAACACATTAAATATAATAGCTTCATCGTATAATATTTGATTTTTGGTAAATGAATACATTATATAATATTAATATCAAATGATTATAATATTTGATATTAATTAATAATTTTTTATGTTTAATCGAATAATTCTGGTTGAAATATTTCTCTGAATACTTCATTTATTAATGGGAATAATTATATTTATTCTATTAATTTACGCTTTTTACAATTTCAACAATAGTAATAATTAATTATATAGGTGGAATTGATTCTTCATTTTCTATAATATTTTCATCACGATTCGGTTGTGTAATTTCAGTTGGTATATATATATAATAATATATAACATAGTTTGATTTATCATATTTGTTTTCATTTTTATATTGAATATTATTATGTTTACATATTTGTCGAATAATTGTGATGAACGAATTATAAGTTAATTGTTTATCCAAATATTTGCGTTTGGATATGTGGTAATATTTTCTACAACTTTCCAAAAAATCGACAATACTCGTATTATATGTGCCTTTTTTAAAAGATATAGTATTTATTATATAATAATTTTTTATTTTAACGCAAATTTTATCCAATAAATCAAACAAAAGATTATTAGGAATTTTATTTTTAAATATTTGAACTGACATATATAATAATATTATTTAATTTTTCACTTAAAAAAAGTGGAAATACTACCTACATTATATCTAATATGTTATTTGTAAATAATGACAATTCTACTTCATCTTCATGAATATTATAGAAAATATTGATATACTTACAAATAATCGAAATTATTTTATATTTTTGATCTTCTGTGAGCATTGTAGACGATTTAACAAATAAAAAATAGTTGTCAAGAATATCCATTACAGAATATCCATTGTCATATATAGATAATAGTATATTGATTGCATCGACCAAATTATTATTTTTAACGCAATCCGTATATTTATTAAATATGATAAAACTTATATTTGTACATACTTGATTCGCTACACCCAATGTAATTGGTCTATTTAATAATTTGAAATTTTCCATATAGTTGATTAGCACCTTTGATGTATTATTACATACATCTAATATAAACTCGCTTGCATCCGCGTCAATGACAATATTTTCTTTCGTCGCAATATCAGTCATAATTTTTCGTAGTTCAACTTTTTGTATTGATTGAATACGGATGATTGAAAATCTAGACTGTATACTTTCTATCACTTTCTGTATACTGCTACATGATGAAATAAAATGAACATTATCGCTATATTTATCTATAAAGTTTCTAAATATCTGTTGACTCTGTTCATTTATAATATCGATATCATCTAATAATACTATCTTCTTTTTCTTTGGTATAGAAGATCTCGTTTGACAAAAGATCTTCACATCATTTCGATAATAACTTATGCCTTGTTCTTTCAAATTATTAATATGGAGAACATTATGTGTGTATTCATTGAAGGTATAATCTTTATAATATTCTTTGACAATTGTATGTAAAATAGATGTTTTACCACTACCAATATTTCCAACAAATAATATATTTAACTTGTTGATTTGTATTAATATTTTTAATGTTTCTACAAAGTCTTTTTCCAGTATATAGTCGTCTAAATAAATCGGTTTGTATTTATCAATGAACAATTTTTCTAAAATATCTCTCTTTGACATTAATATTTATATTGGATTAATTAGGTTTATAATTTATTTTAATTATATAATTAATATTAATTATGTATTCTTCTTCTACTGAAACAAAAGAACAAACTCATTATACAACATTAGGTATATCAGAGAACGCAACTCCCGAAGAAATTAAAAAGGCATATCGTTCATTATCTTTGAAATATCATCCCGATAAGAATCAAAATGATCCAACAGCAGTAACTATGTTTCAAGGAATTAGTTCTGCTTTTGAAGTATTAGGAGATTCAGAGAAAAGGAGAGAATATGATTTTATGCGCAATAATAAAAATATGTTTGGTGGTGGTGGATTTAGTGGAGGAGGAATGGAAGATATGGGTGATATCAATGATTTATTATCGAGTTTATTCTTCGGTGGAATGCCCGGAATGCCCGGAATGCCCGGAATGCATGGAATGCCTGGAGGTTTAGGGAATATGGGCGGAGGAATTAGAATGGCACATATGCAGCAGATGCCTGGTCATAACGGAAATGGATTTAACCCACCTTTTCAAGGATCTCATATTCGTGTTTTTAAAAACGGAATGCCAGTTCATATTCAGCAACAACAACGACAACAAAAACCAGCTCCTATCATTCAACACCTTCAAATCAGTATTGAACAGGTTCTCAATGGCGCTCAATTGCCAGTCGAAGTCGAACGTTGGCTCATTGAAAATGATATGAAAGTACATGAAAAGCAGACAATTTATGTTGATATTCCCAAAGGTATTGATGATGGAGAACTCATATTGTTAAAAGATCAAGGAAATACGATTGATGATGATTGTAAAGGAGATATTAAAATTTTCATTAAAGTCGTGAACACATCATCTTTTGAGAGAAGAGGACTAGATTTATATATCGAAAGGCATATTTCTCTGAAAGATGCATTATGTGGATTCTCTTTTGAATTGAAATATATCAATGACAAAATATATACTATTAATAATTATTCTGGCAATATCATTCAACCAGAATATCAAAAGGTAATTGCAAATATGGGATTAATGAGAGAAAATGCGCGAGGCAATTTAATTATTCATTTCAAGATCGATTTTCCAACTACTCTCACTCTTGAACAACTTGAACAAATTAAAACTATTCTTTAAATGCGGGCTTCCCCACAGACCCCTTTTTGATGTACTTTTGAAAAGTTGATTTTCAAAAGTAAAATTACAGCACAGAACTATTCAATATTTCATGAAGAATAGCCATCCTCATATAAACCCCATTTTCTACTTGATTGAAATAGACAGCTCTCGGATCCTTATCGATATCTGTTGATATTTCTATTAATCGAGGCAATGGATGCATAATGATAGCAGTATCTTTCATCACAGATACTTCTTTCATAGTAATAGTAATATTGTATTGTTTAACAAGCGAATATTCTGCTTCTGTCTCGAATCTCTTTTTTTGTATCCTCGTAACATAGAAGATATCTGTAGTTGACAATGTTTCTTCTAATGTAGACTTGTATTCTTGTTGTATACCTTTTCCTTCTACAACAGAATATATATCTTCTGGCATTTCTAATCCTTCAGGACAAACATAATTGAATCGAATACACGGAAAATAACATAATAGATAAACGAGAGAATGAACTGCGCGACTGTTCTTTAAGTCGCCGACAAAAGTAATAATCAATGATGGAAATCTTCGATTGCTGTTAATATGGATACCTCTTTTTGTCAGTTCAGAATATATCGTATATATATCGAGCAATGCCTGTGTTGGGTGTTCTCCTGAACCATCTCCTGCATTAATAATGGATACAGAAGATACAAGTGTTGCTCTTTCGACGGATCCTTTCTCTGAATGTCGCATTACAATAATGTCTCCATAGTATCCCAATGTCTTAATCGTATCTTCTAGACTCTCGCCCTTCTGCGTACTAGAAGTTTGATCATTGACTGTTATTACTTGTCCACCTAATTTATACATTGCTGCCTGAAAAGAGCACGAAGTGCGAGTGGAAGGTTCACAGAAGTAATTAATAAGTATTTTGCCTTGTAAATTGTAAATAAGACGGTTATATTTCATTTCATTTGCCTTCTGTATCAGTCGCAGAACAAGATATTTTTCTAATTGTCTTACACTGAAAAGATGGAAATTATTCATTATTATGCTTGAATATTATATTTTTATATTAATATTCATTTCCTTCTTGTTCCACAATGACACTCTGGAACCCAATTATGACATCCTGGAACCCAACCATGACCTCCATGTGATTGATTCATATGCCTTTTTGCGCGATCATCGACTGTAGATAATGTTTCATTTTTCTCTGAAAACCAATGTTCTCCATCAGGACAAATACCACCGAAATGGCAATGATTACAATTACCACACCAACACATTTTTATACAACATTTGTCATCGTAATTTTCACTGTTACAAAATTGACAATTCATGAATATATATTATAATATACTATTTTCTCTCTTTCTTTTTAAGTTGGGATTATACTGAAAATAAAAAATGATATTAGGTTGAAACCAACAAGGCATTTATTTTCAAGGCATTTATTTTTCATTATATATATTTTTTGATTTAAATATATGCCTATATGTCATAATATGTCTCATCAATTAAATTTGCAAGAAAAAATAGCAATATTTCTCAAAATGAGAAATGATGTATTAAAAGTTCCTCTTAAAAAAATTATCAATAATATGATAAATAAGTGTAAATATATTAATGGTGAAAGTTTAGAAAGACATAATTTTGGAAATAGACCAATAAAATTAACAAATATTCCAAAAGATATTAATTCAGCTTCATTCGAAGAAGATTTATTAAATGCACTTGGTTCAGATGAAAATGAAAAATCAATAGTAGAATTATTATGGGGAGATATTCAACTTGGAAAAAGAGTTCATGCTTGTATAATAATGTGGATTTCAGTTTACATTTTAAAAAGACCTGTTTTATATATTTTTAGAAATTTATCAATAGACCAAAAACAATTACAAGATGACATAACTGGCACTGAAAAATATAATTTTAATGTTCAATTTATTAAAAGTTTTTTTGATACATTTAATGTAGAACTTCAAGAATGTTTTGAAGATTTGGGTTTATCGATTTATGAAGAGTATAAACTTCCGGAACTGAAAGACATTAATAGTAATGATATTATTAATAAATTAAGCAATAAAGATGCAATGAACTCAAACGATATATTCTGCTGTTTAATGAATAATGTTCAACTAGCAAAAATAAATATGAAGTTTAGTGAATATATTTATTACAATGATGAGCTTGTTAATATAACAACCTTAGTTGATGAAAGTGATTTAATGTCACCAACTTCATCAAATGACAGAAGCAATGATAATGATAAAAAAGATTCTACTGCTAGTGAAATATTACTTGCTAAAATATATAAAAAAGTAAAATATGCTTTACACATTACAGGCACAGCACATTCTTTATTATATAATATAACAACAAGATTAAGCGACCAGACTGATATACAAATTAAAATATCAAAAGTTCACAAAATGAAAAGATCAGATGATTATTATGGATTATTTAATAATTCTATAATTTTTAACACAACTCTTGTTGAATCATGGTGGGATTATCAAGATATAGAATATCACAAAAAAAAAACTTGTTATGACATTGTTCGAGATTATAATATTAATATTAAAAAAATTATAGAAAAAATACTTGAAAGACCAACGATAAAATATAATTCGTTGTTAATAAGTGAAGAAAAAATAAGAGCTAATCAATTTTGTTTAGTAGATAAAATTATTAAAGATTTTCCTGATTTGTTTATTGTAATATATCATGGAAATTGTTTAAGATTATATTTATCAAAAAAATATGAAATGGAAATTAAATCTTGGTCTAAATGGGACTCAAAACAATCATCGACAAGTCAAAGATTATGGCAAACTGGTGGAGTTTATGGTTCATCTGTAGATACCGAAAAATCTGAAGAACTACCAAACAATTATTGTTATTTCAATATAAACACCAAAATATTAAATATAAAATTTGTTTATAAATTATTAAGAATATTATTTGAAAAAAGCGAGGTACCTATTGTGTATAAAACAATTATAACAATAACAGGTAAATATGGAGAAAGGGGTTATTCTTTTACAAGTGATGATTATGATAATTATTCACTACATTTAACCGACCAGTATTTTGTGTCTCATTCATCATTAAATTGTACTGATATTTCACAACGATTAAGATTACAAGGAAAATATAATGATTTAGAACTTAAAAATGGTTCTATGAAACTTACTTTATGGACTACTCCTGAATTACAAGATATTATACAAAATTTTTATGTCAAATTTATAAAAAATATAGAAAAATATATAATGGATTGCGAGAGTTGGGAAGACATTAAAGATTTATTAGAAAGTATAATAGATAGTGGTGAGTTTCAATTTAAAAAATATATAAAAAAATTAGATACAAGATCAAATCGAGCAGGAAATCTAAAAATTAATAAACAGTTTGACCCCAAACTTAATGGATATAGATTCATTCTTGTTGATGATATGAATGAAACTGAAATAAGCAACTGGTGTAAAGAAACAAAAATATTACCTGATTATATTTGTATTAATGAAATTAAAGAAATAAACATTAGTGATTTTATTGATAAATATGGTGATTATGATAGCGGAGTTCCTTTGTGTATTGCTAAAAATATTATTATTAATTTTGATAGAAATAATTTAAATGAATTAGTGTTAAAAAAATTTCCATTTTTGGAAAAATATAAATTAGATAGAGTAGTTCAAATTAAAAAAGGTTCTCTTAATAGTGATAGATATAATGGTATACAAACCGCAATTGAAAATCGTTTACCTTACAATTATTATATTACAAAACGTAAACTAGACACATATAATATTTTAGTTTACGATAATTATGATAATATACATATTACTATTACAACAAATAAAAAATGTTTACCTAAACAAACAAATAATTGTATAAAAAAAACTCCATATATTATTGATGGTGATAAAGTAAAATATTCTGTTCTCAAAGAAGAGTATAAACGACTGAATACTCATGGATATTCAAATGAAGACAATGACGATTTTATAGAAGATGGAGGATTGCCAGGTAAATATTACTGGAAAACTCCAGATGGTTGGTTATATTTATTTGATAAAGATAAACCAGAAATTATTTCATTAAATATAGTAGCTCCTTTACCTATTACAAATATTATACAAACAAATACAAATAATTCGCCTGAACAATTAATTAATAGTGATATAGTATTATTTGCAAATTCCTGCTGTAAAAAAACAGATAAACCCAATTTAAGGTTTGGTATAAAAGACATATATAAAATATATGAAATGTGGTGTATAATAAATAGTAAAAAATGCTTGAAAATACAAAAAAAATTCAGAGAGGAGTTTGAAAAACTAAATTATAAAGAAGAACTAAGCAAAGGAGTTGATTTAAATAATCAACCAGGTAAAAGAGGTTATAATATTATGGTTTCATTATAATTTGACTTAAAATTAATTTACAAAGAATTAATACTATGAAGGATCATATTATTAATTCTTTTATTCTGCAAGACAAAAACTCGCTAATTGACATATATAATTATATAAAACTTCGATATAATAAATCAGTTGAAATAAATGATATAAAAACCAAATTAATAATTTTAATAAAAAATAACATTATTTTTGTTGATAATAAAAATAATGAATTAACAGAAGAAGGACATGTAATATTAAATGACCATAAGTATTATTATTCAAAAATAATTATTAGATTTTTTAAAAAATATAATAAAACACATAGAAAATATCAATTGAGAGAAATTAGAAAAGAACAACAACAACTAAGAAATTATTTAATTACAAATAAACAAAATATATGTATAATTTGTGATAAAAAATTACCATTATGTTTATTAGAAACAGCGCATCTAAAACCAAGATGTATATTAAATAATAATGAGAGAAATGATAAAAATGTTGTAGAATTTATGTGTAGATATTGTCATAATTTATATGATAATGGGTTTTTAGCTGTTTATAATGGCTTATTATATGTTTCGACATTTATAGATAACTATGATTTAGACTATAACAAAAATAAACAAATAACATTTTACAATTTACAGAACGAAAAGTATTTTATTTTTCATTATAAATATATTTATAAAGCGGGTGTTTAAAATAAAAAAATGTACAAAGAAGTATTATATTATGATTGAACTTAAAGAAGCGTAAACACAATCTTCTCAAGAAATCCCGGATTACATTCTGTAATAGTATCGCATATTTCTTGCTTTTCTGGTTCTAATACCTCTTTACGAAATGTAATTGTGTTAATTTTATTATGGTCAATTTGTTTAAATACTTTTTTAAGGTCACGAAAGAATGATTCTGAACCCGTGGTAATATACATCTCCATATTAATGTCAATATTCGTATTTCTATCAACCAATAATTTAATCATATTACACGTGTAATATAGAGATATATCGTGTTTTTCTCTTTCATGTTGACCTGTATAGAAACTTAAATTAATTTTCCGTATATTATGTAATGAACGCATTAACATATAAACATTATTAATTTGTCTTTGTTCAAGTATTTCAGATGCGCCATGTCTCTCACGTAAAATTGGAGTAATAATATGGCTATAATGTTCATTAAGTGCAACATCTATTTGACAATGTCCACCAACATGATTATCACAAGATTCATGTATACGTATTTCTTGATAATCCAAATCTACAAAACTTTTGCCAATAAAATCAACAATCGTACACAAACGACTTCTGTCCATTACGATCGCCATTTGTTCTTCCAATTTTGCTAACCGTGCTTTTGTTTCTGTCAATTCATTTTTCGTTTCTCTCAATTCTTCTTTTAAAGAAGTATTCTCTTGAAGATATGTAACAAGTGGATTCACAAATGGTGATATTTCTTCTTCTTCTGAAGAAGATAAATATTCATCGAAAGGATTGATGTATTGTTCTGACATTTCTTTTGTCTTTTCTTGGGTTTGTTTAAGTAATTGAAGTATATATTGTAAAATATAGTTCAATTTTTCTCTCTTTTATACCAATTCAATGAAAATAAAAAATGCGTATTTTAAAGAACAATAATAGTCGTAATCGTATTCTGTTTAAAATGATCATTCAACAATCGATAAATGTTGAACGAATAATATGTATTTTATCATGATATTTCTTTTTGATTGAATCCATGAATAGTTTTATTTGCGATGTTGTAAATTCAGTTTGTGTCATTTTTATCTGCGGATTTCTACCTTGATATGAAGAATATAATCGTATATCATCTTGAAAATATACAATAATTTTGGATACATGTCTGAGTTTTATGTTAGAACATATATGCGCTAACATAAAACTATTAATACCCATTCTAAAATGTAGTTCGCATTGGTTATTATTATGTATAAGTAATGTAAGAGCATTTATAAATTTACCACTTACTCTTAACTTTGATGATTGTTCAGAACATAACCCACGTTGCTCTAATGAAAATGGTGAAAATGAATAATCTGAAGAACTATAAATACGAATTATTTTTACACGATCGAATTGTCCAATAATATCTGTAAATTGTTCGTCTTTTAATATATAAGAACTACCCCCCACACCATTGCCAAATGGAATTGCATCTATATTAAACTTATGATAATATAAGACAGAATTATCCACATCGCGTGTTATTGATTCACCACCCAAATCGCCTATAGAGATTGCCGATGATTTTATATTATATGATATTGTATTACATCCGCAACATAAATATTTTGTATCTTCTATTGGTGTTGGTAATATTTGTTTTTCCAACTCATATAAACGAGAAATAGCATCGCCACTTATTTGCTCCAAATGAGACAATTTTTGCTGTGTTTCACGCAATTGTTTCTTGAGTTTATTATACGACTTTCGTTGAACGCCTTTGTTGATATACCGAATTCTTGGCATCACGACGCGAGTTTTATATTCATTCTTTGTTGGCAAAGAAATATCTGCTGTTTTCACAGAAGATAAATATTCGTCGAAAGGATTGATGTATTGTTCTGACATTTCTGTTGTCTTTTCTTGGTTTTGTTTAAGTAATTGAAGTATATATTGTAAAATATAATTCAATTTATTTTTCTCTCTTTCTAAGTCGGGATATACCAATTAAACGAAAAAGTAGAATTACCTGTATTATATCTCGAATACAATCCAAGTCGTGTAAAACATCCTCCATTACTACTACTGGATTTTGGGTAAAAATGAGAAGCACGACTAGTTGCTGCTCTCCTTATTGCTGTGCTAGTTCCTCCTACACCCGAACCAGGTGTATATTTATTAAATACATTTTGTGGTTGATTACAAATGCGTCCAATATGAGGATTCCATCTGGCACCAGTTGTATGACTCTTCTTATAAAGAAACCCATCTTTTCCATAATAGAAATTGCCGTATGTCATATAATATATTATTATAATAATATATTATTTCGCATTAATTACAGTTATCATAAATTATAATAGTATCATAACCTCTATGAACCAATCTATATCCAATCGAACCAAATAGAGTGATAATTTCATTAACACTTTCAACAGTATGATGTTCATTTGTTTCAAACTGTATTTTACAAGGATAGAACATATCAGGTAAACCTTTTATATAAGAAAATAACGATTTTAATATAATACAATCATGACCTTCTGTGTCGATCTTTAAATATTTTACTTTTTTCACATTATTTGTATAAAACAACTCACATGCGGTAATTACATTTACTTTTTCTATTTTACATAAATGTGAAACATTATGTTTTAAATGTAATGGATGATAAGTATTTATACAATTACATCCTTTGAACCAATATGGCAAATTATTAGATTCAATCACTTTTTCGTCAATATAATAAACATCTAAAACTGATTTAACATTTGATATGCCAACATTTATTTTCTTACAATTCATCTTATCTGGTAAGCAGTCAATATAATATTTTACCGCATCTACAGAAATTCCCTTTGTTGTGTCATCTGCCAATTCTATCAAAGTCTCAAAATTACTCGTTCCAATTTCAATAAAGTCATAATCGACTAATTTCATATTTTCGAATGATTTATTGATAAAAAAATTCAAAGGCATATTTCCATCTAATATTTCTTTTTCTGTTTTAGATTCAAGAGTTTTATATAAATTATTTACTAATATTAATGGTTGAAAATTTCGCATAATATTTTTATAATTATCAAATGGTTTATCAATATATTCACTTACACAACAATCCCAATTAACAGGAAATAAATTATCTAGTCCATTAAATATTTCATAATTATCATACAACTCTATATTAGAATCGGAAAAATATTGAAGAATCAAATTGCCTATCTCATTTAATTCTATTATTGAATTTTGTTTTAATTCTAAATATTCGACCATTCGTCGTTTCCATTCAATCATTAATGGAGTTAGCCTTTTACTGCCGAATATTCCATTAATGATACGATCATTATTTTCTCTAATAAAAAATCCATCCTTATTTTCAATCAATTCGAATAAAGGATCTAATGTATTTATTACTAAAGTTTCAGAGTCTAACCAGATACCTCCATAATCACATATAACATTTACTCTTACAAATTCTGATTGATGTATAGGAGACAAATTATGAAAATATGCTGGAATATATTGAATATAGTCGTTTATATTTTTATCAGTAATTAAATGAACGTGATAACCTTTTCCGTTAGTTGAATGTAAGTATATTAAATTGCGTAATATAGAGATGAGTGTATTTTCATTGCCAGTCCAATATAGATAGATATTTCTTGTATTCATTGATTATAATTAATATTTGCATTTATATTATAAATTAATTATTTTTTTACCATATTTTAAACTTAAAGAATATAATTATTATATTTCCAACGCAATAAAGTGTTGTAAACGCGTATAAATAATAATTTGATATTGAACAAATTATTATTGTTATGACATGTCAATTTTTTTCCAAAGAGGTTAAACTTATGATATCTTACGTGTAGGAATATCAGAAGAGACCAAGTAAATAGAGTTTTCAGTAATAACAATATACTCTGTTCCACTCTTGTAAAATTTGGCGACAGGAGAAGTATACTCATCTTCGCTCTTAACCAACAGTTTTTCACCGCCTTCACGAACTCCAATGAGCGCCTTCTTGTCGAGTGATGATGCCCAATAATCCAACATGATAGGTTTATCTTCTACAACAGCCAGTTTTGCGGCGTGTTTCAGTGTGGCATCGCTAGGTAATCTATAACTTGAAGTTCCAACTGCAGCTGTGATTGTTTGATTTTCTGTAGACATTATATCATTTAATTTTTATTGTCTTTAAATACTTATTAATACTTATTAATTATTACAACAAATACTTATTAATTATATTAATGTATAATATGTTAACCGATACACCGGCCAAAGAATTCAAATATATATTGACAAATGCAGATAATTATCTGTCTTCTTTAAATTGTGAACTAAGTGGCTTATTGAAACAGCAGTTAAATTTGACAAATGAATATACAAAATGTATGAATGAATTATATATTAACACAAATAATCAAAACCATTTCTACATTTATATCAAAGGATTAGAAACAATCTATCACATATTCAACAATTTAATATATCATACCAAAAATATCCATCTTACACATGATTATTGTCAAAAGGCGATCTATTTTTACATTGAATTTGTTAACCAAATTATGGATGATTCTAATGTATTTTTAAAGTTAAATATTTCAGATGCAGTTCTTTTTATTTACAAAAAAACCATCTTTGACATTAATAAATCTTTATGTAAAAATTTGGAGAAAAATCCAATTGAAACAGAAAAAAGAGTATATGATACGTTGATGATTCATGGAAATATCATCAAGATGGTTATTTCTTATATATATTATAATAAATCAAATGACGATGATGATGATGATGACAACGAAAATCAAATATCATCACGTCCATTTGAAAATATATTTACTATCATTGATTCAATCCTCGGTATATTAAAAAATATAGTTGTATATGATTTTTCTTATATAAATTATTGTAACCTATTCTGTTTAACAGAATTACTACAGGAATATTTCAATAATATTTATACTCGCGAAGAATATTTAGAATGTGTATCTAAATTCTGTAAAAATATTAAAAATTTGGAGATATCTCCAAAAATAATGAGAGAAAAAATATATATGAAAATGATATTCAAAATGAAACCAACACAATTTATTAAACTGTTTGAATAATATCTATTATCATGGTTTTCTTTCTAATCTTCTTTCGCTTGTCCTTGACAACTCGATTTGCATCTGTTATGATCATTTGATTAATTTGATGAAATTCTGCGATGAGTATTTTCTTTAGATATTCATAAATACAGTATAACACATGTTCATCACACATACCGACAATAAGTATACTTCCAGTTCTAAATATCATGAATGATACTTCGACCACATTTGGATATAGGTGTTTTTTGTCTTCTGGAATTTTACTTCCAGTCTGTATTTCCACATCAGGATTAAAGTAGAATTTTGACTGAATTCCTGGATAAGAACATGGATCGTATATGCTTTGAATATTATACTTATATTTGAACAACTCATGTAACACTTCTCTGTTGATGTAGAATCCACAATTAAAATTGGAATTAATTAATACAGTGTCGCTCTTTTGTTTATAACCCAATGGAAGCTCTTCCACAATAAAGGGTTGTAGCGTTTCCAATATATGAACTAATATGATTTCATATATTTTATCATTTTGAACGCCAGGTATCTCCAATTTGCCCGTATTGAAGATCTTAATATGAAACTCCTTGAACATATCGTCGACCTTAATACGCATGATCATTACAAAGCAGTTATAAAATGCACTCTTCTTCTTGATGCGATAACTCAGTATATCCTTCTTTGATATTCCAACACTAACTTTGCGTATATCCTTGAATTTGATTCGCCCGGTGGGATTATGAATGCTGGTAATGATTTGTTCATCATAGTAATTTTCATTTTTTAAATTTTCTTTTATAATTGCAAGCTCTTCTTCTCTCATTGAATTAAATTTCATCTGTTTTTTGATAATACCTTCTGTTGGTTGAGAATAAGGTATGATTTTTATACCCCAGAATATACTATGTAGATCTATCATTTGATTCAAATACGCAATCTTCGATTTCGTTGAAATATATATATCAGATGAAATAGGAATATCTTCATCGGCAATAATGACATCTGAGCCGAATTTTTGTATTGTTTTAGATATTGGTGGTGGCATCACAATTTCATCATCATCTGGATCTTCTTTTACAGAATCGTCATACCCAAAACAATTCGAATGTTTATGCGTTGACACAATATAATCTGTGTCTAATTCTGGTGTAGAGTTTTGAGCCATTAAGAACAATTCCCATTCATCATCTATGATTGTTGCTGACGCTGACATTTCTGTTTATACCTTATTTGCTTTCATTCCTTTAAATTAAATATATAATCAATTTTTATATATTTAAAAATGCTAAGGCGCAGCAGCAACAATAGCTGACACAATATGATCAGTTAATTGCGTCATTGCATAACCAATATAATACTCATTTTTACAATCCTGATAATGCATAATATTTTCTATGCTTTCCAGAATACCCTTGTTAATAATTGACGGCTTACTACGAATGAGGTAATTAACGAAATACTTGATAATATTTTTTACATCGATGTTATATTCGACACTGATTGTTCTTATATATTCATTCATATTCTCTTCTTTGTTCACCATTTTTCTATAAATATTCTCCAATACTTCATTATTAATGATTCTAAAATCCTTATTATCCAGAACATCTTGATTCGACTGCATGTAATTAATCATACTTCTAATATCCGACTTATATAACTGCTGTATAGAGTGAATAGTCTGCGCTGATACATTCAATCCTTCTGCCTTTGCGATACTAGAGAGAAAATTATGTATATCGTTATCTGGTATTTTATTAAAACGCATTTTCAAAAACTCATTCTGTAGACCCTCATCGATACGACTAATATAATTACATATCAGACAAAACCGCACAGAAACAGAATACTCTTGTAATAAATATTTTAGCGCTTGTTGTGCATTTTTTGTCATATAGTCTGCCTCATCTAGTATAATAAATTTCATTCCATCATTAAAGAGAGACTTTGAATTTACAAATTGACTGATTTGATTGCGAATAATATCGACCCCTCTATCATCGCTTGCATTATTTTGAATAATCAAACTTTTTGTTTTATAATTATGCTTTTCTTGAAACTCATTCACTAATGCGATAACGCTCGATGTTTTACCTACTCCCGGAGGTCCATAGATTAAAAGATTAGGAAAATAACCTGTTTCTACTATATTGTTCATTATCTCTCTATTCAATGGATCCAGAATAATATTCAATATTTTTGTTGGTCTCCAGGATTCTACCCAAGGAATACTCATATAATTAATATGGTTCATACTGTGTAAATATTAATTATTGTAAATATTATTAGTGTTTTATTTATCAAATAGTATTAAAATTGAAATTGAAATACTTATAAACAATAAAGACATCAAAAAGACAGATAACAATGACACGATTCAAAGTGGCGACAATTTCTAATTTGCGTGAGTTCCCTGAGTTTGAACAGCAAAAAATATATATTTCAATGATAAAAATGAAAATCCAAATCACGAAAGCGCTTGAACATAGCAACTATGTAAGAGAAAATCCAGGGAAAATGTCCTCTATGCCAACTCAACAAATTCATTCTAGATTTAAAGCGTTGACAGAAGAAGAAATTCCTGATGAAGAACGCAAAAAACGAGATAATATGCTTATTTCTCTGAATGACCAAATCAGAGAAACTCTCAATGAAATGGATATGGATGTTTGTATTCAAGTCAAACAAGCTCACTCTAAATTTAGAGTGTTGTCAGAAAAAGAGATTCCCGACGAAGAACGCAAAAAACGAGATAATATGTGTATTTCTCTGAATGATCAAATCAGAGAACCTCGAAAATGGAGAGTCTTGAAAGAAGAAGACATACCAGAAGATATACGTGTATGTAGAGACAGAGACAACAAAATATAAAAATTGAAAATAATTTATCAATAATACTATTTTTTTAATTAAGACAAAACAAATGGAATCGCAAGGTTATCTAGAATTATTCATCGGCCCAATGTTCTCAGGCAAAACGAGTAAACTACTCGAAATATACAAACAGAATATCTTCTGTAATATTCCAATCATTGTTATCAATCATTCTGCCGATAAGCGATATCATGAAACGGAGTTGAGCACACATGACAAAATAATGATTCCATGTGTTCAAACAACTGATCTACTCACACTGTGGAATTATACTGCTTTAGATGTTCCAATTGATGATGAATTATCAAGATGTCATATTCATTTTAGACAAGCAAAAGTTGTTCTAATCAATGAAGGACAATTCTTCAGTGATTTGTATCCTTGTGTTATGAAATTATTAAAGGAGAAAAAGAAAATATATATATGTGGTCTTGACGGTGATTTTGAGAGAAAACGGTTTGGAACCATTCTCGATCTTATTCCTTTGTGTGATAAAGTAACAAAGATGACGTCACTTTGCGGCAATTGTCGTAATGGAACACTAGCCATCTTCTCGCGCCGAATTACTACAGAAACTACACAATTTCTTATTGGCAGCGACAATTATATACCAGTTTGTCGTGATTGTTATGATAAATAAATGAAAAATGAATAATATATATTATAATATAATATTATATAATATTTTTTATTTTTCATTTTTCATTTTTCATTTTTCATTGACACCGAGGACCACCGCCAATTAACTATCATAAACAATTTAAAGTAATTTAATAATATAATTTATATTAAATGAGTTTAAATAAAGCATCTTCTTCGATTTTGAATAATGATTCTTCGATTTCCGCAAATGTATTGAACACAACCACAATAACAACAACAACTCCACCTATTATTACAGAAGGTAAAAAACGCACAAAAAAATCGATTGTTGAAAATTCTACCACAATTGAAGAAGTTGTTTGTAAGAAACGTGGTCGCAAACCAAAAGGTGGAAAAATAATTAGTCAACAAACCACACCGGAATTGGTCAATGTAATCAAACCAAATATCATTTTACATCTCAAATGTTCAATCAAAGATTTGAATCATATCGGTGAATATAATTCCAACTTTACGAATTCGAACATAGATCCTTATAATTTCGATAGTATTAAAAATGAATATGAACAAATCAGTTTGGAAACATCTAACACATTGTCATTATCAGTTGATAATATAATTACAAGTCAACCCTTTTCTTTCGACTGTTCTGACAATTCAATCGATACAAAAGAAATATGGAAGAAGCTGAAAACTTTAGAACATAACTTACATATTAATAATATTTCTGACAAAAAATCCGCATGTTTTTGGTGCTCATACGATTTCGATAATCCATCTATCTATATTCCCAAATTTCAAATGAAGGGAACATATCATGTATATGGTTGCTTCTGTAGCCCAGAATGTGCCGTTGCGCATTTGATGAATGAAAATATTGATCATTCTGTCAGGTTCGAGAGATATTCTCTACTTAATCATATTTATTCGAAAATATATGAATATAGCAAAAATATTAAACCTGCACCTAACCCACATTATATTTTAGAGAAATTTTATGGCAATCTTACTATCCAAGAATATCGTGCTTTATTAAAAAGTCATCGACTCTATCTCATGATCGATAAACCGTTGACTCGTATTTTACCCGAATACTACGATGACAATGATGACTTCATTATTAACCATAAAGTTATTCCATCCAGTAATTTACAGCAGATAAAGAAAAATATACGAAGACAACCGTATAATGATATGTATGATAATAAAGCAGTTTAATGTAGTATTATGACTATTTTTATAGTCATAATATGATCCACGTATTTTACCATACAGCAATTTGTGGATTATCTGTTTTCAATCCACCGAATAATGCCTGAAAATGTGGCGACATTACTAATGCGCAATTGACGCGATATTTCGCATAAGAATGATTGTCTCTTTTATATAGTGATGACATTAACTTTGGATGCATTACTACTCTCCATAATTGCGCATAATTCGTATAAAAATGCTTCAAATGTTCTCGTTGTTTTAATCCATAAACACAATTTTCCGTCAAAACGTTAATATACGCCTCTTCTGCAACTAAAAACCCAGTTATATCCGCTATATTTTCACTTAAAGTCATTTCGGGATTCACGTTAAATTTGTCCCTCTTGGCAACACGATAGAAGAATGTCTTAATCAGTATTTGCTTTGAAGCATACGCCTGAAAATCCTCTTTCTTCCACCAATTATGATACGAACCATGTTTATCATATAAACTTCCAATATTGTCAAATCCATGGGATATTTCATGCCCTATTAATGTTCCCATAGTTGCCATATTATAAGATAAGGGACGGCTTATATCTAGAAAAGGTGCTTGTAAAATCGCATTTGGTATGATTATCTCATTCTTATTCATATTATATTCCGCATTCACATTGTATGTATTCATATCGATGCCTTTTAACCATGTATTTTTCGATGGAATTGGTTTATAAAACGTTTTCACAAAATAATGTAATTTCCATTCTAAATAACGCATATAATTGGCAAATACATCGTTCATCAAAAATACACACGATGGATCTTCTATCCAATATGGTTTATCGCCGACAGTCACCTTAAGATTTTCCAATTTATCAATCGCAATGCGAATCGTATCAGAAGATAACCATGTGTTTCTTTTTAATCGCGTAATATAGGTAGCAATAATCAATTGAATAATGTGTTTGGTCAATACTATTTCTCTCTTATTTTCATAGAATTTGAGATAAGTCTTATTTACCAATGTGTTCATTATCTCGCAAATAAAGTTAATTGCTCGATCCTGTTTTGTTGCAAGTTTTACTTTTTTATCTATAATACAATAATCCAAAATAATCTGGTGTAATTTACTATGAAACTTCGATGCCATAAAAAGTATTTGTGTAATATAATAAACCAACATATCATTTGTTCGCCATTTACTATTGAGTAATAACATTGCTTCTCTCGTATATCTGGGATTTTCAATGACAATTTCTTTCGGCGTCTCTTGTAATTCAATGTCTTTTGACAGAATAGTCCAATCAAGATGACATATTTTTTTTGATTGACTTACAGAAAATAAATTATATATCTTTTCTATAGTTCTAGGTTCTTTAGAAGAATAAATAAATTGTGACATATACTTTTCGATTTCTATAACTTTTTCTATATCGTATGAATGATCCGGACCGAAAATACAATGAAACATATCCGTCAATAATTTGCGATATTTATTGATGATTTTTTTGTCTTTTATGCGATATTTTTCTGGATCTTCAATATTAAGACCACCTTCTTCAATATAAAATCGATTTAATGTTGGTTGTCGTTGATCGGCGGAAATAACAATGTTTACTAATTGATTTAGACCTTTTTGAATAGACCAAGACATTAGTTTATATAAATCGTTTGCTTCTTTTGAATCTTGAATTTGAATTAATTCTATAATGAGAGAAAAAATATGCTTTTCTACAAGAGGATCATTTTGTTCCATATAAGAATGATATAATGCATTAACTTGCGCATTCCCAATTAACTTGTTCAATACAACATTTTTGATATCTTTATCGACCTTGTTATTTAATAGAGAGAAAGCACTAATTATTGTTTTTTTAGACACTTGATTTTTATGCCTGTCAATCCAATCTTTGTTTACCATACTATAAAAATCTTCTTGAATCGTTATATGATGATGATGTTTATTTCTTTTCTTTTTGACAATTTGATGTTTAGGAATATGTTTTTTTTTGTATATTTTACGTGTTAATACCATATTAATATATTGTTATATTATATTAATATGCCAGATATAGATATAGATATAGATCCGGCTATTGCTGCTGTTTGTAAACGATTAAATATCCTAATACCACAAGCATATGCTGGAATTGTAACTTTACTTACAGACATACAAGGTGGAAAAGGAGCACCCCCCAATTACCTTACAACAGATGAATTAAATACATATTATGATATTATTTCATCTATTAGTGTTCGTTTGATGATACAGACGCAAACAAAATATGGTTCTGGAAGTGCAAGCGGAGCAGCAGCACCAATGTCTACTCTTGGTAACAAATATAATTTTAGTAGTAGTAGTGGTGGAGGTGGATTGATTGGATCATGGAGTGATTTTATTTTGAATAGAAGTTTACAAGATATTTTACCTACAATTATGTTAAATGACAGAACAAAAGGAACCCTAATTGGGGGACTTCGTCGTCGAGTAACAGATGCACCAAATAATCATATTCATAAAAGTATGATTGATGCAATGGCGTTAATGGTTAATATAGGAATTAATCCAGCTGACCCAAATTACCAAACAGAAACCAGAAACAGATTATTTTTTAATACAGCTGATGCAACTTATATACCATATAGCACAATTCGTCATAAAACAGGAATTCAAATTATTGTTGATATTTATTTAAAAGCTGGAATAATTTTTAAAGATAAAACTGGAAGATTTGTTTGGAATATTGGGAGATTATTAACAGAATTAAATACAGGGTGTCTGGTTGTTTCATCGTTAGCAGCATATTTAACAGATGTAGAAATTGCATATTTTTTACAAGGAAATGTCGCAATTTATTTACAACAATCTGGTTCTGCTGAATTTCAATTTATGACAGCAGTCGTGATGGGATGTCTTTTAGCTAAGTTTAATAATATAGATCCTGCTACTGGTATCCCTGCTCCATTAGACCTGGCTCAACCAGAACCAGATATTATTAATGTTGTATATAATTTTACTATGGCTACCGCTCATCCCAATAGTCGCAGGATGACGATTACACCTACAGATCAAATTTGTAATGATTTAAGTATGCATATTCAGAGGCTAATTATTGCAAATAAACAAAAAATCAGTGATGAGCTTTGGCCTTTTGTAACGTTTACGGTAACACTTATTTTAAGATTACATGGACATCCGTTTGGACATGCATTTGAATTATCTGTTACATATGATAAAGGTAATTATTACGCATTAATGTATGATGGTTATTCAACTAAATATATTAAAAAAAGTTCTAGTACTGCACCAACAACAACAACCGCACCTAGTTCGGCATTTTCGAGTTTTCTATTACAATGTGCTCAACCAACAACAGATAAAAGAGTATATATGTATACTATTGAAAGTCATGATTTAGTTGGATTAGATGATTTACATCAAATGTATAAAGGAGTTGTTATTCCGGCAGTTCGAATACCAATAACTTTTGGAACAACTGGTTCAGGAGTATCTACTGATCCAAACATATTAACAAGTCTTCCTCTTGTAATGAATAACAAAGAATTTTATGAAGGGATACGTGGTCAATGCGTGCTTCAAGGAAAATCCGGTCCATTAGAATTATGGGTTCCGTTTATAAAAACAGCAATTACTGACCGTTCCAGATATAATAGTATATATCCACGAGAAATATTACAACATTCAACAGCAGAAGATTTACAATCGCTTGGTAGAATTGTTTCAGTAATGACTCCTAGAAGTCAACAGACAAAATTAGATCAAGATATGATTATTGTGAATCAAATACTAATAAATCCATTACTTCGAACAAAATTTGAAAGAAGCACTGGTTATTCTCTTGCTGGAAAAACAAATCAAGATCTTTATGCATTATTTCAAACGAGATCAGACTATATGGATTCTGCAAAAGAAGCTATAGCTGAAGTGGAAACTCAACGTATTCAGGATGAACGTAATAAAGAGTATGCTATTCATCTTGAAGCTATTAATATTGCATATGAAATTTTAAACACTGCTGGCGCTTATGATTTATTTGCTAGAGCAGTTAATGAACCATCTCTTACTCAAGTAAATTTAATTGAATATTTGGAATTAAATATCAAGCAAGGTAAAACTGATGTAATAAATTTGGCAATCGATTCTATAAATTTAGGTGGTCTTCAACAGGCTTCTACAGATGCCTCAATAAGAATTCAATCTAACCCATCTGCTGTTACAATACTTAATTCAAAATTACGTGAACATGGAATTGCACCTCCACAAGGAGATATTTATAATGAAAGATTTATATTTGAAAATGAAAATAATGGCATTGGTATTATTTCTTATATAGAAGAAGCGATTGAAGAAACCACTCATGAAGAAGCAATTTCTCTTGTTTTGGAAGATTTGATAGACCAAGCTGCTGGCAATCCTGGTAACTGGAAATGGAGTCCAATTGATGATCTTATTGTTGGGTCATTTACTCCAGCGAATTATTCAGAAATAATTAGTGATGAATTCGCAAGTAATAAAGCTACTAAAGAGTTAATAGTACATGCAGTTGATTATGCTATTAAAGAAGTTGCTGTTCCAGTTACTGAAGATATTCATCTATATTCTAATGATATTATTGCAAATAATACGGCATTGGCATTTGGTGCAATTATTGCTAATAGTGTTAGTGAAAATATAGCAACAGATCAAAATGTTGCAGAATTGGCGGCAAACAATGGAGTGGAAATTGGTAAACAATCTGTAGTAGGATTACAATCAACCTTACAAGCAGAAGCACGAAAAAATATTAGTGGCCCTCCAATAGTAAATAATTACGAAGTAGCAATTGGTGTGATTCGCACATTTGGTAATGCATCTGCTATTATAATGGGAGTTGACCCATTACACGCGATTGAACAAATTGCTGGCGTTACAGCAAGTGTCGTGGGAAATGCATCTTCATATATTACTAGTGCATATTCTTCTTTATTTGGCGAAGTTCTTTCTTCTAGTTATTATATAGGAATTCCTCGACAATCACGAGAAGCAGGCAAATTAGAATCATCGCTGGGTTCTTATTGGAGTCAACCAACAACTGCCAAAAGAGGAACAAAAGGCGGCAAAAGAAGAACTAAACATCGTAAAATAAACAAAAGAACAAGAAAGCATAGAAAAAATGTCAAATGTAGAAAATCCAATCATCGCCGAGCTAAACGCAGCCGCCGTTAGCGATTTCTTGTTCCAATTTTACATTTTGTGCTTGATTGAAATCCTTAATTGAAAGATCAAGTTGTTTTCTAATCTGTTTGAACATTTCCTGTTGTAAAGAAGGACTGGTTCGACTTACTACCTTATGAATAGGTATTCCCATAAACTCTTTAATTATGTTGATAGTATCCCCTTCATGTTCTAAAAACTTTTGTTCAACAACCTCTCTCGAGTAATCAGTTTGTCTCATAATGACATCAATAGATGATTCTAATTCTAATTTTGAATCCATTGATATTATGAGCAAATAAAAAAGTTTTATTAAACGAATAATATATATGTTGATATGCCCCCCCGCTCTCATATACCTTATCTTCTGTATTGTTCAAATAATTCTAGATAGCATCAATGGACTCTACAATACAGCGCTAGTCAAAACATTTGTTGCCATTATTATTACTTTTTTGCTGGATGTTTTGTGTAAAATGGGTTTAGGGATAATTTCATGGATCATCGTATTGATTCCCTTTATATTTATGGCAGTGATTACGAGTTTGTTGCTCTATATTTTCGGTCTGGATGTTGCCACTGGACAAAGGGTTACGACAATATATAATAAAGAGACAGAAAATTCACAACCACAACCACAACCACAACCAATTGTTATCAAATCAA